AAGAAAATCAAAAGTTTAGGATCAATGGAGATACCACAAGTGAATTAAGCGAGAGACTTAGGTGGAGTTTTTAACTTTTTCTTAGACATTGGCTCAAAACCTGTGACATCTCTAATCTTACCCACCTTAGCTAGAATGCCAGTTCCATAATAGTCGCCCATACCCATTTTGACATTGTCTGTATGAGCCTGCTTGTATTTAGACTTAACGGCCTTTGGAGCCTTGGGAGCTTTGATATTACCCTTAATCATTTAGCTATTTTCATTTCTTGGGTTTAGCTTTAGTGGCTTTCTTTGAATTATTAGAAAGAGATCCACCAGGAAGTCCTATTTTAACACTCGTTGCTCCCTTTCCAGCGCCACCAGTTACAGTTATATTGCCCTGGGTATAAGCATCAGTAGATGTTTTGGTAGCAGTAGCTGTCTTAGTCGCTGTAGCAGTTTTAGTCCCTGCAGAAGGTTTGCTAGCACTGACAGGCTTCGCAGATGCTTTTTTAGTAGATGTAACTTTTTTAGAAATTGGTTTTTTCATCCTTCGTCATCATCCTGTGTTGTATTCATACGTGTTCTTGGAAGAGCTGCTACTACAGGAGCTGGATTACCTTTATGACCGATCGGTTGAATAATACCTAGTCCGTAATGAGTTCCTGCATTGAGGAAATTCGATGATCTTTGATCATACTGAGGGCAACGAAAATCCCATGGAGATTTAACACCATCTTCAGGCTCACATTTCTCATTCTGCTCTTTGATTCTTGCAGGATCTTCGAAACCAGACCTAGTGTTCTTAAGCGTAGAACGATTTTTCTCAGCAGCGGTGTTTTTAACACTTTGAACTGTCTTAGTGCTTTTCATGATACCTCAAGGTTAAAGCGCTGGTTTTTTTAATTGGAAAACCAGATCAGAAAAACCAATCCCTGACCAGGGTAAAAGGTGAGTGTTTTTTTATGGAAAACACACAAAAACCAAAACACCAGGGAGGTCAATCTTAATGAAAGAATCCGTGCTTCATAGGATGTTCTTTAACTTTCTTAACACTCGCAAGTTGCGAACTTTTGATGGCTTCGGTAGTATCTTCATAATAATTTACCTCGCCTGCACCTTCTGCCGAAGAGAATTCCTTCTCTTTATGTGGCCCATCAGGAAATGGACTAGCTTTTCCTTTAGCGCCTCCCCAGAACGAATGATTATCAATACGCATGCCCCCTGCCATAACTGCTCCTTAGCCTATTTTAGGCTGGTTTAACTTTTTCTTTATTTATAACATCAATTCCATAAATATCCAAGAACTCTTTTGATCAAAGTATCTTATCTTCAACACGTTGCCCAAAAGGAAGCGAATGCTTATTGTCTCATGGCCAATTCATTTTGGGAAGGACTATTCTGTTGTTGCCCAGTTTTTAGACCCATTAACTGCTCGACAAATTTCTTCGAAGCTTCGTTTCTTTCTACTTGCTGCCTCTGTTCCTTCTCCTGATCTTCTTCATCTAGTTTGATCGAATCTAAGTTATTAGATTGAAGGAAAGTCTCAACTTCACCGAACTTCTGAATAGTTTCGAGTAATTGAGCAAGAGCCGCCATCTTCTCTTTAGATGCAAGTGCATGATTCTTACTGATCATACTCATTCTTTCCTCAAACAAGCCCACATTTGATTCACTTCTTGAATCCCTCTCACGTGCTTGTGAAAGCTGATTGTGAATCTTAGCCATGAGTTCTTTGATCTTGAGCTCTTCCAAAGTATGTTGTAGATTGGTAGCTTCTGATTGAACTGCTGCTGCCTGCTGTTCTTGTTGTTGTAAGAACGGTATAATCTCACCTTTTCCAGTAATATTGAGTTTAGGAATGATCATAGATGCTGGGAACACTTCTCTTTGGAACATTTGATTGATATCAAGCATTTGTTGAGCTTGCAAGTTCTGCTGTGTAGGTGTTAGATCAGCTTCTTCAACTACTACTTGATATTTAGCAAAGATCTTTGAGAAGAAATGGGGAGTAGGCTCCTCACCTATATATAGAGACACTTTATCGGCATTCCAATTATTTAATGCAATTTGAAGAAGCTTATCGCCTAATAGTTTGTCTGAATAATCCCATTGGTCGAAATACTTCTGCAATACCATGAGATTAGCAGCTTGTTTAATGAGAGCCGTAAGACTTGAAGTCTGCTTATCTTGTTGCCCTGACCAGTTCTCAAGATCGATACCTGAAGTCTTAAACATTAAATCAGCCATCTGCTGAGCAAGAGCCAGATCGCTTTCTGGCACACCAGAAGCTATAATCTTCTCAACTTCGTTCATATCATAGCCTTCATTGACTATAATGTCCCAGCCTTCACCTGTTTTCTTAAGATTATCCTCATTGGCAACAGCACCAACCTTTCTCTTCCAACCAGCATTGATAGTCGCAGCAGTGATGTCATTGTTATTGATCACTTTGTAGTTGAATAGGAACTGAGCGTCCCTCATTGTACGCATGAGTGATCTGTCTCTTAATTGAGGCTGGTTGTTATGTGGCTCATAGTTCCAGAAATAGGGAACAAATGGCATGAAGTGACCGAGTGGATTGTCCCCTTGAAACATAAGCTGATCATTAAGGACTACAGCCAATTTCCAAACAGGGACATCGACAGTAATTAGTTCCAGATCGGGAATGTTATACAATACCTGATCTAGATTCTCCATACCTTTAGCAAAATCAAAAAACTGATTGCGCTTGCGACTATACAAACGTTGTCTCTTACCTCTCCATTTATACCAAACATATGACAATACCATCAGATCATTGCGAGCCATGTTATAATTTTCTGGCAAAAAGTAAAAGTTGCCATAACGTTGAGGTGTTCCAGCCATTGGAGTAATAGCATTAACCTTACCGGGGAATCTGTCTTCTGCTTCTCTTTTGGATATATATTCTTGACACCATACGAATTGAGCATCAGACATGTCAGGCGAACGAAAGTAAGGATCAACCATAAATGAATTATATTCCCATATCTTAACCTTAAGCTCACCTTGCGCCTGATCTTCATTAGAATAGTCTAGATATGGCTGTAAAAGGCACATACCAGCGATTGCAGATAGCTCTTTAGCTTTAGACTTCTGTTCATGGATGTCACCCTTATTGGCAGTCGTAGTGATTAATTTGGTATACTGATCTGTAGTCTTTGGATCTGCACCTTCAGTGGGCACATATGAGAAGTTCTTTCGGTGTTGCCTCTCATATCCAGTGACCATGTTGATTGGTTGCTGAGAGATATTGAAGTAAAACTGTGGTGTATGAGATCTATGTTGATATCCGAAATGATGATTGACAAAGTTTTGAGCGCCGGCATAAAACATTGTGTCGATATTGCCTTGGTTCCATCGGCATTGTTCGGTGGGCATGAATTTAGAGTAAAGATTATCTAACCACTGGCGGACGTTTCCTTGAGAGGGCTCTAGCGCATTGTTCCATGGTTGAAAATAGAAAGACATAGTGTCCTTTGGCTTATGTAGCTTAAAGACAGTACGATACAACAAAGAAATTATTATCACAAGATATCAAATGTACTCTGATATATCGTGATATCAATCTAGGGAAGTAGGATGTAAACCCGCTTTACATAAGAATGGCACATTCTGGACATTGCCAGTTCTGGACATTGCTACTTAAAACAACGTCTTTTAATAGACATGTTTGACATTCAAGAATGATAATACTATCTCTTGGTTGATCACGTTCTGTCTCTAACATGGCGAGCATACGTCGAATGCTATTAGATAGCGAGAAACCTAAGTTAGACATAGGCTTAGATTGACAATGATAATCGATCACCTGGAGAAGAGATATAACATAGTGAATGTCGTATTTGTCTTTAGGGAGATATTTTGAAAAATCAATGCATTCTTGTGGTATTTCATCTAACTTCTGAATCTTGGTTTTCTTAGCTCTTTTCTTGATCATAGGAACATTATCGGTCATTAAAATGATCTTCCTCTTTGTCCGCGCAGTGGGTCTTTACTGGTATCGAATGTGTTGATATTGTATCTCATATATTTATCCACTGCAGGCTTTTCTTTATAAGGATCGTAGACATTAACTTTGTGAGTATGCACAATATATCTTAATGCATCGATGGCATGATCGTCACGCTTTAAAGGCTCATCGTAGCCCTTCTCTGAGGCTTTAGAGTCCCAGACATAGCTTTCTATCTCCCTAATCAGATTAGTGCAACCTGAAACGATCTTTACGAATCCCCTCTTCATCTCACTTGTGAGTGTATAAATGCCTTCTTCAACTTCATTATTCGCATCTACTGTATGCATACCACGCTTTCTTAAATCAGACTTAAAGCTCGCAGCTGAAGGATCAATGTAAATCTGCTTTACACCATAGGGTTCAAGAAATAGTTCTACGTCATCAGCCATTTCAGTATTGGTTTTTTGCCTTTCTTTTTTCTTGTGGTCCCAATAATATTCAGCTTCCACCCACATTTGCTTTCCAGTTTGTGCATTCTTTCCAGTATTCACGCCAATCACCAGGCAGCAGAATGGATTAGATGCGCCATAATCTATACCTGCGATGAAATATTCAGCAGCGGCAGGAGCTCTTGGCACTACATAAATCTTTGGGTCAAAGAAATCGAAAATAGCACCTTCTGCTAAACACCAAAGACCAAGATAATTTCTCTTATGAAAGATACCAGAACTGCTATCTCTAATCCTATTTTTGTATTCTTGGTTAACGTAAGGTGTATCTTCGAGTGTAAAGTGCAATGCGTAGTAGTTGTTGTCGCCAAGTTCCGCTCTATCAATCCATTGTTTGACTTTATGCTTTGGATGAGATGGGTTCATTGCAGCATAGCCTTTACTATGAGGCATAGACAAACGAGAATCGATCATATCAATGATGCTATCAGGATATAGAGTCATCTCATCGCAATAGACAAGGCTCATCGTCAAACCTTGAAAGTTACCTACCGCGCCCTCATCTTTAGCACCAAGAACTGTAATTATTTTATCTTTGAATGTAAGCTTCTTTCCAGACCATGAACAGAATGGCCTAAATAACGCCATCTCTTCAGATTCCATTAGCATTCGAACTACGTTTCGATATGCTGTATCAAATGTATGACCGACGATATAAATCTTAGAATCAGGGCAATTGTATACGGCATGCATAAATGCGAATACAGTACAAACAGTCTTGCCGCTTCTTACAGAACCGTGAGCGAGATTCCACTTCTTAGTGGCATTTGTGATGAACTCTAGTTGTTTTGGCGCGAAAGGATCATGCATTAATCTGATTGGATTTCTTTTTCAATTTTAGGATCAGCGCGGCTCTGGAGATGGTTGAGAATCTCCATTGATTTCTCCAGTGCTTTAAGACCATCCTCAGAGATAGAAATCTTATCTTCATTCTTTTGACCTAGTCTATTTTTTCCTAACCATATCAGTAGCGTATTATCTCCCGTTTCAGTGAGTCCCAAAGCCTTCTCATACTGCTTAGCTCTAATGTCTGCATCACCCTCAGTTCTCATTTCCTGCAAAAACTCAGTATAATTCGTGCAACCGTAATGTTGTACTACACGATTATAAAAGGTCTGCGGATGCATAGCAAATTTAGCTGCAACCTCTGTGCCCATGCATCCAGCTTTCAATAAATATTCAACTTTATTCCAATCTATAGGAATTTCCGGTCTTGCCATAGGGTCACCCTTTTTTGTAAGTTATATATATTCAATATGTTGTGAAAATATATTTTTAGCAAGATATTTTATTTGCAATATAATCCATTATTTGCTATATTTTAGTCTATCAAAGCAAGTCTCCTTGGTGACTAACCTACGAGGATAGCAAGTTGAGCGGCTGAGATAAGTAATGCGTGAGACAAACCAAAACACAAGACAAGGAAGAATATCATGAAGATTACCCGAAAACTTTTAGAGAAGAAGCTTGAAATACTGAAAGGAATAAGTAGAAACCAATTAAATAACGCATACATAGACCATTACGCGTTAGGAGGTGGTTATCGAATCGATAATGCAGGGGGATATACTCTTCAAAATTCTAGAGTATCTGCAAAAGAACTGGCTATAGCTTTAGATATGCTTATT